TGGCCATGTCGCCGAGGGCGTGCTCGGGACGCTGGAGCGGCGGGACGATGATCCTGGCGCTGGAGGGCTGATGGACATTCTGAATTTGGGCGCTGGCAACAAGCTGGTCAAGGGAGCAGTACAGCACGACCGGACTAAGCACCGGCCCGAGATTGACGTGGTGTGGGATTTGAACGATTTGCCATGGCCGTGGCCCGACAATTCTTTCGACATGATCGTGGCCTGTGCGGTCTTGGAGCATCTGCGGATCAATCTGATCGAATCGGTCAACGAATGCTGGCGGATCCTGCGGCCTGGCGGCGTGCTGCACGTGAAGCTGCCGTATTGGAATAGCGACAACTCGTACCGGGACCCGACGCACTATTGGCGGTTCGACCTGCGGACGTGCGATTTGTTCGATCCAAAGACCAAGTACGGGCACGACTACCAGTTCTATCCGGTCCAGAAATGGGAGATCACGCAAAAGGCGCGGCTCAACCAGGCTGGGACCTCATTCGCTCTAAAGATGCGGGTGCGCAAATGAACGGGATCGTGATCCGCAAAGAGGATGCGGTGGCGCAGTCGAAAGCGAAAAAGCTCGGCGCCGGCGTGTGCGTGGCGCAGGGGTGGGAGATACCGTTCGATTGCACGCTGTTCATCGCGGCGGGGACGTGCGTGCCGTGGGACCTGCTGCCGGCGGGATTCGGGTTCCTGGGCAAGTGGGACGCCGCGGCGCCACTGTGGCGGTACGGCGCGTCGGCGAACACGGTCGGGACGCCAGCGGACCAAAAGCGGACGCAGGCGATCACACACGACTTGCGGCTGCTGCTGTATTCGCACGAGCTGCTGTTCGTGCGAAAGAGCGAGGCAGGGCAGTCGCTGATCGCCACATGGCTGGCAGAGTGCCAGGGCGGCGGAGACGCACGGCTGGCGTTCCTGCGGGCGCTGTATATGGTCAAGCCGATGTTTTGCGCGCTGCCTCTTTCGTGGATGGCGGACCTGGCGCAGCGCGCGCGGAGCGACGAGAAGGCGATGCTGCGCGGGAGCAAGCGAGTTCCCGAGCCGCTGATCACGGTCGAGATCGCGCCAGGGCGCTTTGTGAAGTGCTACAAGAGCGACAAGGACAAGGTCGTGGAGCGTTTTCGGAAGATGGCGAGAGGGCGGCATGGCAACGGATGAACAACGGATCAACGGATCAACGGATCAACGGATCAACGGATGGGGGAACGGCGATGGCGGATAAGGTCGAGCAGATTGCGGGGATCATCGGGGATCCTGAATCCTGGAAAGTGCGCGAGCTGGGCGGGGAGCTGGTGCTGGTGGACGTGCCGGGGCGGCCTGGGGCGAAGCAAAAGATGCACAAGGCAGAGGCGATCAGGCTCGGGTTGTGGAAGGACGAGGAACGAGAAGCGAAGGACGAAGAGCGAAAAGCGAAGAGCGAAGAGCGAAAGGCACAGCCACAGGTGAGCAACAAAGCGCGGAGGCCAACACGGAACAAGAGCAAGGAGTGAGCTGAGATGGACTTTTGCACCATCGCAGATATTGAGGCGTTCTTGCAGGTCACGATCCCGCCGGCCGGTCTTGCGTCGGCGAACAAGGCGATTGACTGGGCAACGGAGGCGATCAAGAATTACTGCCACCAGGTGATCGAGCGGGTGACGGGCGACGTCGTCACGCTGGACTGCAGGGGCGGCACGATCAAGTTGTTCTTGCCCGAGTTGCCGGTGATCACGGTCACTTCGGTCGTCGAGGACGGGACCGCGTTGGTGGTGACCGACGATTATAAGCTCGGCCAGCACGGGATTCTGTACCGCGTGGACAATGAGTGGCCAGAGGGGATTCAGATCATCAGGGTCACGTACACGCACGGGTACGCGGTGATCCCGGACGACATTGTGGGTGTGTGCGCGCGAGCGGCCTCGAGGGCGTACCAGGCGGGGCTGAGCGCTGCGGCGCTGTCCGGGGTCGTAGGGGTGACCGGCCTGACGCTGGGCGATTACTCTGTGCAGTACGGGGGCGCAGGCGCGGCGGTTGAGGGCACGCTGGGCGCGAGTGGGGCGCGGTTGCTGCTGCTGAGCGAGAAGGACATCCTTAACCGGTACAGGTACATTGCGCAATGACGATTATCTTTCAGTCGCTGCTGAATAACATGTTTACCCTCTCGCGGCGGGACCGGCTCCCGGATGGAGAGGGGGGATGGGTGATCGTGTACGCTGCGAACGGCAGCGCGAGGGGCCGCGTCCGGCCGGCGACGAGCGCTGAGCGTGAGGTGGCGAAGATGGAGCAGCGCGACATCACGCACGTGCTGTACGTGGTTCACGGGACGGATATCGCGCGCGGGGATCAGGTGGAGTGCGGCGATTTGACGCTGCTGGTGCAGGGGGTGCGGGAGCCTTCGAAGATGGGACATCACCTGGAGATTGACTGCCTGGAAGTGCAACACGAGGCGACGGTGGAGGCGGGATCGTGAATTGGGTATTGGGGATTGGGTATTAGGATGAGCAAGAGCGTTGTCTGGAAGGAATGGAACCCTGACCAGATTATGGCGGCAACAGCCCAACAGGTGGCCAAAAACATGGATATTGCCTGCAAGGTTGTCGAGGAGCAAGCCAGGGCGAATCTGATGGCCATCAGCTCGCCGGCATCGGGCAGGGGGTATCGTCAAAAGGTCTTGGCCCGACGGGTGAGCCATGAGGTTGAGACGGGAAATGACTTTGTCGAGGGACGAGTGGGAATTGCAAAAGGTAAGCACCAGGAATACCACGGTGCGTACTATATCGAGATTGGCACCAGGAAAATACCCGCTCACCCCTGGCTGCGTCCGGCGGTGTTTGGTCTTGCGCGAGAGATCGTGCGGATCATTGCAGGCGGGTAAAGATGCCGATCACAGAGGCGGTGTACGACCGGATGGTGAATGATGCGACGCTGGCAGGGCTGCTGGCGGATTATCGCGGGCTGCCGGCAGTGTTCACGACGGACCCAACGCCGGGCGATGCGACGCTGCCGTACATCGTGACGGCGGGCCAGCCGGTGGATGCGCCGTTTGACACCAAGACCTCGCGGGGGCGGTCGCTGTGGCGGGACGTGCGATGCTACGCGGCGGCGGATGGAAGCGCGGCGCTGATCGAGCAGATCGCCGAGCGCGTGCGGGCGCTGTTTCACCGGCAGGCGCTGGTGATCGCTGGGTTTGTGTGGATTTGGGCGGAATGCTCCGGGCCGATCGTATCCGATGAGCAAGACGCCTATGGTCGAGTAGTAACAGTAAGACTCACAATCGAGGAGGTTTGAAATGGCAATGAATGGTACGGACATCCTGTTGCTGGTGAACACCGGAACGACACTCATCCCGGTGTACGAGCTCGTCGGCTGCCAGCGCGACGCCACGTTCGAGGAAACGACAGACGAGATTGACGTGTCGTGCAAGACGAGCCGGGCCAAGCGGGTAATAGCCGGGCGGTACAGCTCGACGATCTCGCTCGACTCGCTCTACGTTCCGAGCAACGCAGCGTATCAGGCGCTCAAGGATGCGATGCGCAACGGGACGCTGATCCAAGTGCTGCGCCAAGAGAGCGGCGTATCGTTCGAGGAGGCGACCGCGTTGGTGACCAGCCTGAGCGAGAAGGCGCCCGATCAAGACGCGGCGACGGTGTCTGCCGCGATGACGCTTGACGGCGAGTGGACGGAGCTGACGTCGTGACCCCGCTACAACAGGCGGGGCACGTCGGCGCACGGGGCGAAGGGATCATCCAACACGGCGAGACGGAGTACCGCATCCTGTTCACGAATCGGGCGCTGGCCGAGGCTGAGAGCGCAACCGGCAAGAGCGTCATCGCGCTGGCACAGGGTTTCGCCAACGGCACGACGGGCATCGGCGACGTGGCGCGGATGCTGTCCACCGGCCTGGAAGCGGCGCGCCGCGACGCCAACGCCGGAGGACGGACGTATACGCTGTTCGACGCCTACCGGATCATGGACGAGGTCGGGTTCACGGAGGTAGCGCGCGCGGTCATGGAGGCGGTGTCCGTGGTGCTCAAGTTCGACGGCGAGGAGCAGCCGGACCAGGGCGAGGACGAAGCCCCAAAAGCGGCGAAGAAGCGCTCCTAGACTTGCAGTCGCTCCTGGTCGAGGCTCTGAAATTCGGGATGACGGTCGCCGAGTTTTGGGACCTGACGCCGCGCGAGATGTTCGCGGCACTCGACGCAGCAGCCTGGAGAATCAAGCGGGAAGACAAGCAGATGGCAAGCCTGGCCTGGCACACAGCGACGTTGACGCGCGCGCGGAGATTGCCGACGCTGGCGCAGATTCTGGCGCGCGTCGAGAGTGCGTGGCAGCGCACGAGGAAGGATGTGCCGATCGAGGAGCGGCGGGAGGAGTTTGCGGAGCTGAGCGCCAGGTTGAAGCGCGCAAAAGCCGAGGTGAAGCGTGGCGGGTGATACGAAATTAGGCGTAGCCCAAATCCCGATCCGGGCGACGCTGGACGAGCTGGACAAGGACCTTGCCGGGGTGCGGGGGCACGTCGAGAGCGCGCTGGCGGGCGTGCAGAACCTGGGCAAGATCGCGCTGGGGGGACTGGCGGCCGGCGCGCTGGCGGTGGGCGGGGCGATCGCGACGATCGGGCCGGCGGCGGTGGGCGCGGCGTCGGACTTGAACGAGTCCATGTCCAAGGCGAACGTGGTGTTCGGCGACTCGATCAAGGTGGTTGACCAGTTCGCGGCGAGCAGCGCGTCATCGTTTGGGATCGCCAAACAAACCGCTTACGAGGCCGCGGGCACGTTCGGCAATCTGTTCGTGACGATGGGGCTGGGCAAGAACAAAGCCGCGGATATGTCGGTGGACATTGTCGAGCTGGCGGCGGACCTGGCGTCGTTCAACAACATCAAGCCCGAGGAGGCACTCGAAAAACTGAGAGCCGGATTGGTGGGGGAAACCGAACCGCTGCGCAGCCTGGGCGTGAATCTGACCGCTGACGCCATCAAAGCCAAGGCGATGGCGATGGGGCTGGCCAGGACGACCACCGAAACCGTGATCGCCGCAGACGCTGCAGAAAAGCTGGCTATCGCACAGGCGAAACACGCCGCGATCTTGAAAAAATACGGTGCAGACAGCCTGCAGGCGCGCCAGTCCGCATTAAACCTGGCCAATGCAGAGGCATATGCCAAAGGCAAGGTTGAATCAAGCACGCAAGAGCTAACGCCGGCCATGAAAGCGCAGGCGGCCTATGCGCTCATCATGGAGCAGACCAAGACGGCGCAGGGTGACTTTGCGCGGACGAGCGACGGGCTGGCCAACACGCAGCGGATTTTGCAGGCGACGTTCAAGGACATTTCCGCGGAAATAGGGACGGCGCTGCTGCCGGGCGTGCTGGGGATCGCCAAGAGCGTCGCTCCGCTCGTAAAGACGCTGATGCCCAAACTGCAGGACGTTCTCACGAAACTATCGCCGGTGATTGAGGATACTGGTCTTTTCTTTGGTGCCTTCATTGATGGCCTCATAAAGGGAAGCGATCCAATTCACGCCTTTGTCGGAGCGTTCGAACAGTTCGGAGATATATTCCCGGGCTTACAACCTGCAATTGAGGGACTGGTTTCAAATGTGCAGGGACTCCTTGCCGGCATCCAGCCGACGATTGACCAGGCGACAGCATGGATCGCGCAGAACCTAAAGCTCGAGGATGTGCTGATCGCGCTGGGCGTGGCCATTGCGGCGGTGGTGATCCCGGCGATCATTTCGGTGGCGGCGGCGGCGGCGCCAATTATCGCGGCGTTCGTGGGACTGGTGCTGGTGGTGGCGCTGCTACGCCAGGCGTGGGAGTCGAACTGGGGCGGGATCCGCGAGACGCTAACCACATTCTGGGAAGGGACGGCCAAGCCGGCGCTGACGGAATTGTGGAACTGGCTGCAGGTGAATGTGCCGGCGGCAATCACGACTCTGTCGAATTTTTGGAATAACACGTTGCTGCCGGCACTCACGGCGGTGTGGAATTTCATCAACGAGTTTGTGCTCCCGGGCTTTAGGTCGGTGGCGAATGTGGTTAGCGCAGTGGTGGGCAAGGCGGTCGAGGCGCTGGCCGGGCTGTGGCAGAATGTGCTCAAGAAGGCGCTGACGGAGGTATGGGAGTTTATTGATGGTCCGTTGGGATCTGTCCTGAAATGGTTGGGTGAGAATATCCTGCCAAAAATTAAAGACGTGTTCGGCGCCATCGGTGACGCGATCAAAACGATGCAGGGCGGGCTGAGTACGCTGGCTGACTCTATCCGCGGGCTGAAGTTGCCAGCCTGGTTAACGCCGGGCAGCCCGACGCCATTTGAGACGGGTCTCCTCGGCATATCCGCAGCGGCGCAGCAGGCAGGCGATAGCCTGAATGCGATGCGGGCGAGTGGGCTCAATTTTCGCGGCGGTGCTCTGAACATGAGCACACGCATGCAGGCGATGCCCGAGTTGGTGGAGCGGGGGAACGGCCTATCGTCGGCAGACACGTACAACCAGCAACAGACGAGGACCACCGTCAACGTCAATGACCCGCTGACTGGGGCGCTGGTGATGCGAATGTTTCAGCAGCAGCAGCGCGGGCAGCTCAATGCGAGGATGGGATAGATGGCCGAAACACTGGCGCTTGTGCGGACCGCAGATTTCCAGGGCGATGTCTCCAGCCTATCTATTCTGGATGGGGCGGATTACCTCAACCTGTCTGATCACACTCCCGCGATCATCAGCGAGGACGACGAGTCGGCTATCGAGACGATGGAGTTTCTGGTCAACGGCTTGAGCGATGACGACCTGGGGACGATCATGCAAGCGATCGCGCAAAAGGTGCGCGAGGTGCGGTGGAGCAAGCAACGGGCGGAGCGGTACCAGATCTGGCTGCGCGACCAGCTCGCCGCAGAGACAAACGGACGGCAGGCCGTCGTCAAGGGGCTGCTGCTCGAGTCGGGCGGGTTTCCACATTCTTTCTCCGTGCGACAAGACCACAAGTGGCGCGGGTTTCAGATCGCGGCCGAGCGGGGGCACTGGGAGAGCATTGCGGCGCTCACGTCTACGCTGGGGGACATTTCGGGCGTGGGCGGAATCGCGGATAACTATACTGCAGCGGTCCCGGGCGACATCGCGGCGCGGATCGCCTCATTCTATTTTGCGCCTCACGTCGGCAGCGGCGCCATCACAGATTGTTGGTTCGGGTTTAAGACCGGCCGCAATGTTACGCTGGCGAACTGGACAGGACTGTGGGAGCTCGAGTTGGGCACGGCGGGCACGGATACAGGCGTGGCCACAGATGCGACCGCATCGCCGGGCGGCGGCGGCAACACCAAGATGCGGTGCAACTTTGCGACTGTGGCGACGATGGCAACGCGCGCGAGCCTATCGGCCTACCAGATTGACAACGCGAATTTTGCCGACCTGCGCGGGATGTATCAGATCGTGGCGCGGCTGAAGGTGGATAGCCCGTATGTTTGCCGGGTTCGGCTGGGCTATGACATCGCCAATGCGGGCGCGCCGACCGGGGCCAGCGCGACGGTCTACAACGACCAAGTCACCGTGTCGGGAACGAGCTGGTACTATTACGATCTGGGCCGCGTGACGCTGCCGATCGGCGGGCCGGCGACGGCGAGCTATAACGCGATGCGGAACAGCACGCTCCACCTGCAGGCGGAGCTCTACAGCGGCACACAGAACGCGGCGAAGTATCTCCATGGTGATTGCTTTGTGGCGATCCCGGTGGACGAGGGATGGGGGCATTTGTCGGGTGGAAGCGGCGTCAGAGGGCAGGTGCTGGTTGACGCGCTGGGCCGCGTCGAATCATTCGATTACACCGCTGCGCTGATCACCGGGGCGCTCGACACGAGCGGCTTGAGTCCGCGCGACTGCGTGCTGCCGGTCGGAGCGGGCAAGATCATCGTGGCGGCGCAGCGGACCACGTCGAGCGTGCTGGCGGACGCGATTGACGGCGAGATAAAGTTCTTCCCCCGATGGGCGCTCATTCGAGGGGCATCCTGATGAGCTATTCCCTGGCGATCGGCGACAACGTCAAGCGCAACACAAGCGGCGCAACCCCGTGGAACGTCACCGCCGAGATGCGCCACTGGAAAGATTCGGTCAAAGATTTCGGCGGTTTCTGGCAGGGCCGCGGCACATACTGGACAGGCGATAAAGACCCGCTGGTATCCCGCCAGGATGCGATCCACTTTTTCATGACGCGGCTCGGGTCACACATCGTCCGGGGCGGGGCGGGACGGTGGGAAGGGCGGATCACGGGGATGACGCTCGTCATAGACGGCGTGCCCTACCGGCGCGACCTGGCGCGGCTCATCAACCGGCTGCAGCTCGTCTACACCTCGTACACCGGCAATGGCTGCCTGGACGGCGGGGCGGAGATCTCGACGCTGGTGAACGACGGCGGGGCGGCCAACAAACGTCATGCGGAGTATAACGGCACGACGACCTTTCGGAATCGGCGCGACTATCCTCTCCAAAGCGGCCCGCACGTCAACTATCCCTACCCGATCATGACGCTCTCGACGGCCTGGTCCACATCGGGAACGAAGTCGATCTACATTGACTGTACCGTGTGCGAAGGGCCGGAGTCAGACGACAGCCCGACCTATGCGGGCGGCGTCGAGCATTACACCGATCTGACCGCTATCCCCAATTCGCCCTACATCGTTTCGTGCGACATCAAGATCGTCACAGCCGGCGCGTACTGCTCGGTGGCGGTCGAGGACGTCAATCAGCAGTCACAGGGCGAGATTGCCTATGCCGGGCCTGGGCCTGGCACATTCAGCGTGAGGCAGCGGATCCAGACGCGCGACGATGCCAGCGGAGCATTGAGGGTGCTGGTCATGTCGAGCGTGGCGACGGGATACTGGAATCAGTTTTACGTGGACAATGTGTCTGTGCGCGAGTTCGGGATTCGCAAAGAGACGCCCTGGCAAGAGGACGCCGATAGCATCGCGGAATTTGGGACGCAGGAGGAGCAGGTCGTGGTGGGCGGGATGACGGACACCGAGGCGCTCGACTGGCAGGATCAAATCTTGCTGGCGATGGCCTGGCCGCGCACTTTTGTGGATGTGAACGCATCGCCGGCCGGCGACAGCCTGAAGGTGGAGTGCAACGGATACGTGACGACGCTGTCGAACACGACGACAGTCACAGGTGGTGTGAAAACTTGCTCGCAGCACATCACGGACCTGTTGCTGCACAGCGAATTCATCACCGCCGGGGCGATCGAGACGAACGCGGCGGAAATGTACGTGGACGAGGTTGACCCCAATCGCCTGTGGGACTCGATTCAGATGGTGATGGATCGGGGCGGGACGAGCGGGGCGCGGTACATCGGCGGCGTGTTCGCGGGCCGAAAATTCGATTATGGGCCACGGCCTACCACGGTCAAATACCTTTACCGGCGCGGCAAGTTTTTCAATCCCGACAACTCGGAGGCCTATGCCGAGGCGATGGCGCCGGGAATCGTGTACAACGACGGATGGCCACAGACGACGCCGGCGACGACGATTGTGCGGACGTCATTTGAGGATGATCCGCGCTATATCTATGTGTCGGCCTGGGAGTTTGACGGCGACTCGAACACGGCGACGCCGATCGAGACGCGGGAGCTGCTAGAATGAAACGACGCGCCGGCGGCAAGCCAACCGCCTATGATGCGCTGCAGTTCAAGACGCTCTACCTCGATCTGCTGGGGGGCGGAGAGGCAGCCGTTGCGCCTGTTTTGGTCACGCCTGCCACGCCACAGGAACTGGATGCGACGACGCTGTCGTCTGCCAGCATCTATTTGGAGTGGAGCAGCACCGGCGAAAATACGACGAACTATCTCATCGAGCGGAGCACAGACGGCGTAGCCTACACGCAGATCGCAACGGTAGCGGTCGGGATCACGGTTTACACCGACACCGGACTGACCGCCTCGACGCTCTACTATTACCGCGTGCGTGCAGCCAGCGCGAGCAATTACTCGCCTTACTCGAATGTGGCAAGCGCGACAACGCTGGCGGCGATCCTGGACGATTTCAACCGAGCCGATGAGGGTCCGCCGCCAAGCGCGAGCTGGGTGACTCCGATCGGATACGATGGCCTGGAGGTCATCAGCAACGAGTGCGCTCCTGACCCGGCAGTTGGCTCCGGGAGCGCCACATGGGGCACTCCCTTCGGGGCCGACCAGGTGGTGTACGCGACCATTCCTTCGATCCCTGCCGGTATAAACTGGAATGTGTGGTTGTATGCAAGACACCCCAACTCTAATGAATATCTTGCCAAGGGATGCTACTTTGCGGAAGCGGCCGCTGGATTCGTCGTGCTATACGTCTGCCATGCCGACATGAGCGTGCACCAACTAGCCTGGGCGGCAATTGCCTGGGCGGCGGGGAACAGAATCAAGCTGGTCTGCAAGGGGACGACGATCAAGGCTTATGTGGATGCCGGCGCGGGTTGGGTAGAAAAGCTCAGCGTAACGGACTCGTCTTGGACGAGCGGTGGATACATTGGTGTCTATCTCAATTATGCCGTTGGATTTAGCGATCCTGTTGAAATAGACAACTTTTGTGGAGGCACGATCTAATGGCCACGCCGGCGACTCCCTCACGGATCACCTGCAGCGTGGTGTCCGCCTCGGAGATTGACGTCTACTGGTCATCCTCCGGCGCGAACACGACGCACTATTATTTGGAGCGAAGCCCGGACGATGCGACCTGGGCGGTGATCGCGGCGCTGCCGGCGACGTGCACGGCCTACTATGACAAGGGGTTGACGGCGGGCACGCTTTATTACTATCGCGTGCGCGGGTACGAGAGCAGTTCGGCGACGTATGGCAATTACAGCACGCCCAGCGCGAGCGCGACGACATGGACGCTGGGGACGGTGGGTCGGCTCCTGGAGTGGGTCACGACGACGCGGCATGGCGATTCTCAGATAGCGGAATCCATCTCTGGCAGCGTCGGAACGATTGCGGGGACTCTGACGGATGATCGAGTCTGGACATTCCAGGATGCGGATGGGACTGTTGCGTTTACGACAGACACGAGCATAGCGGACTCTAAGGCGGAAAGCGCTGCAACGTTGGCCAGCACGGCGAGTTCGGCGGCGTCCCTCGCGGACTCGAAGGCCGGCTCTGCAGGGACACAGGCCGGAACTGCGTCGAGCGCGGCCTCGGTCGCCGATTCGAAGGCAGACAGCGCGGTGACCATTGCGAGCACCGCGAACAGCACCGCGAGCCTGGCAAACTCGACGGCGGGTTCGGCTGGAACGCAGGCCTCGACGGCATCGAGTGCGGCGTCCATCGCCGACAGCAAGGCCGACTCGGCGGCGGGCCTGGCCGGCACGGCCAGCTCGGCGGCGTCCCTGGCGGATTCGAAGGCAGACAGCGCGGTGACCATTGCGAGCACCGCGAACAGCACCGCGAGCCTGGCAAACTCGACGGCGGGTTCGGCTGGAAC